CGAGAAAGCCAGGCGGGAGGCGGCGGAGGCTGACCTCGCGGAAATCGAACTGATGGAGAAGCGGTCCGAGATCATCCCCATCGGCGAACACCGCCGTGTGCTGTTCTCAGTTGGCCGCACAGTGCGGGACGGTCTGCGGCAGATACCGTCACGGATCTCCGCGCAGATGGCGGCGGAAAGCGATCAGCACGCATGCCAAAGCATCATCGAGGCGGAGATACGCAACGTCCTTTGCCAGTTGGCGAAGTGGGGTCAGGATGTTGACGCCCGCGCAGATTGACGAGATATCCGCGCAGGTCGTCGCGGATGCCTTTGCGCCGCCTCCGACCCTGACCGTCAGCCAGTGGTCTGACGCGCACCGGATGCTGTCTAGCAAAAGCTCATCTGAGCCAGGACCGTACCGCACCGAACGCACGCCATACCTGCGGGTTCCGATGGACCTGCTTAGCGAGTCGTCGCCCGTGGATCAGGTCGTCCTGATGTTCGGCGCGCAGGTCGGCAAGTCGGAGTGCGGCAACAACTGGCTCGGCTACATCATTGACATATGCCCCGGCCCCGTCATGGCCGTGCAGCCGACGACCGACACCGCCAAGCGGTACAGCCGGCAGCGCATCAGTTCCATGATCGAGGAGACGCCGCGGCTACGGGAGCGAGTCAAGGCTAACCGGTCTCGGGACGACGCGAACACCACGCTCGCCAAGGACTTCCCGGCAGGCACGCTCATCATTGCCGGAGCGAACAGTGCCGCGGGGCTTCGGTCTATGCCGGTCCGCTACCTGTTCCTTGACGAGATCGACGCTTATCCGCTGGACGTTGACGGCGAGGGCGACCCGGTTGGACTAGCGGAGCGCCGGACCGCGACCTTCGCGCGGCGCAAGATATTCAAGACTTCGACCCCGACAATCCGCGGGTTCTCCCGTATCGAACAGGCGTACGAGGCCGGGGACTGCAACAACTACCACGTCCCATGCCCGCACTGCAACACGCTGCAGGCGCTGAACTTCTCCGGACTGAAGTGGACGCGGGACGACATGGGTGCGCCGATCCCGGGCACCGTCCGCTATTGCTGCAACTCATGCGGCGCGATGATCTCCGAGCACGAAAAGCCGTACATGCTGGCGCACGGCCAGTGGATTCCGGCGAAGGAACGGCGGGACATTGCATCGTTCCACCTGTCGGCGCTCTACTCGCCGCTCGGATGGTATTCGTGGGAGCAGGCCGCGGCGGAGTTCTATGACGCAAGCGAGGCGGCGAAGTCCGGCGACGTCAGCAAGCTCAAGGTGTTCACGAACACGGTACTCGCGGAGACTTGGGAGGAAGACGGCGACCGGGTCAGCCAGCACGAACTAGCAAAGCGCGCGGAAGACATGCCGCGGCGGATTGCTCCCGAGTGGGCCCTTGTCCTGACATCCGGCGTTGACGTACAGGCCGACCGGCTGGAGGCGTACGTCTGGGCATGGGGCCGCGGCGAGCGCAGCGCCATCATTGAGCGGGATGTCATCTACGGATCGCCTTCCGAGCAGTTGACTTGGGACAAGCTGGACGAGTTCCTGAACGCGGAGTTCGAGAGAATCGGCGGGGGTCACTTGCGGATAAGCGCCGCCGCGGTCGATTCGGGCGGGCACCACACGCAAGAGGTCTACGGTTTTTGCCGAGCTCGAGGTCACCGCCACATCATCGCCATCAAGGGGCAGTCGCAGTCAGGGAAGTCTGTCCTAGGCAAGCCGTCCCTGATGGACGTGAACTACCGCGGCATCAAGCTCAAGCGCAGCGTCAAGCTATGGCCGGTCGGGGCGGACACCGCGAAGGCTACGATCTACGGACGGTTGCGCCTGAACGACCCGTCAGGGGCTGGATACGTACACCTTGCAAAGTGGATGCCTGCCGAGGTCTACGAACAACTAACCGCCGAACGATTGGTGACCAAATACATTCACGGCCGCACCCGCCTGCAGTGGATGAAACCGCCCGGCCGGCGGAACGAGGCATTGGACTGCGCGGTCTACGCCTTGGCTGCCGCGCACTACCTTGGCGTGCCTAGGTGGCGGGAACTTGATTGGAGTCGCCGCGAGAAGTCTTTAGCGGTAACCTCGGACGTCGTACAATCTCAACCGGCTCCAACGTCGGAGCCTCCCGCGAAGCGTCGTCCCGGCTGGCGAGTCGCCGGCCGCATTGAAAGGTGACAATGGCAAGCCTCATCTATAACAGCTTCTTCGACGACCTGGCCCGCGGCGCAATCGACCTCGATAACGATACCTTCTGGGTCATGCTCACGACCTCGGGGTACACGGAGAACAAGGACACGCACCTGAAGCGGTCGGACGTTGGCAGCGAGGTCGCGGCCGGCGGCGGCTACTCGACGGGCGGTCAGGTTGTGACCTTCACCGTCACCAAGGACACCGTAAACGACCGACTGGACGTGACCCTCGGCGGCACGACGTGGCCGGCCAGCACCATCACCGCGCGGAAGGCTGTTTACTACAAGCGCCGCGGGGGTTTGGCGAGTGCCGACGAACTTGTGGCGGTCAACGACTTTGGCAGCGATGTCATCAGCACTGCGGCGACCTTCACCCTGAACGCCAGCACGCTGCGGATACAGAACTAAATGGCTGATAACGTCACGCTGCCCGGCACGGGCGAGATTGTCGCAACCGACGACGTAAGCACGCGGCAATATCAGCGCATCAAGCTGACCGATGGCTTGGCCGATTCGGAAGTGCATGCCCGCGTCAAGGCGGTAAATGCCGACTCGACTGACGCCGGCATCGTCACGCGCAACACGCCGCAGAACACGTGGTCGGTCAGCTTCACGCGCGTCAACGGTTCGGCTCTTGATTCGCCACAACTGACACAGCGCCGGCTCGGAACGGGTGTTGGAGTCAGCCAGGCTTCTGGCAACCTGCTAGTCACCGCCGGCACCACCGCCAACAGCGAATTCCTCGCGCGCTCGACCGAGACCTTCAACGGCGCGCTGATCCAGCGCCATCAGACCGTGCTGTCGCAGCGGATTGCGAACAACAACTTCGCCGTACTGCTGGCCGACCGCATCGGCGAGGGTCTGAGCTGCACCATCAACAGCGCGACGAACATCAGCGTCACGCTTACCGCGCACGGCTTCACGGCGGCCAACATCGGTCAGTTCATGCTGATCGGGGCCATCAGCGGGGCCAACGGGGTTCCGGGCCGATATGCAATCGCCTCGATCCCTGACGCCAACACCATCAACTTCACGGTGGCCGGCTGGCCAGCCAGCGGCAGCTGCACGCTTGACGTGTTCGGCTGGAACTACATCCGCTGGCTTTACACCGGCACGGGTGCCACCACCGCCAACGTCGACTCGCAGCGATACGGCTGGAACCTTGGCGACACTGCCGCCACCATCAACACCACCGCCTCGCCCGGCCACATGGCGCAGACGGCAATTGACGGCCGAAACATCTACTTTTCGGACGGCCTCATTGCCTCGGCTGCCGCGCCGGCCCTGACCAGCCGCGCGCATCGTTGGGTGAACATCCCCGACCAGGAGGTCGAGCTTTACCTGTACCTGTGGTCTTTCAACGGCACCACCAACCCGGCCAGCGGCACCACCTGGACAGTCGGTTTCGTGAGCATTGAAGACACGGTCAACTTCCCGGTCTACATCGCAGGCTCGCGGCCCAACGGCACCAGCAACCCGCTGCCCGTGGTGCAGACCGTTGCGGGACCGACGCAGCCTGTTTCCGGCACCGTTACCGCCACAGTTACAGGCGCAACTGTTGCCGCGGGTACAGCTGCAATCGGCGACGTTGGCGTGCAGTACAGGGCCAACGCCACGGGCGCGGCTTCGCGCTCGCACCTTGTCAGCGCGGCTAGCACCAACGCCACCGTCGCCAAAGCATCGGCGGGACGCCTGCTCGGATGGCACGTCAGCAACACGAACGCAGCCTATCGCTACGTCAAGCTGCACAACACCGCATCTGCGCCGACCGCTGGCACTGGCGTCGTGCAGACAATCGCCGTGCCGCCGAATGGCGTGGCGAGCTTTCAGATGTCGGGCGGGATCGGCTTTGCTACCGGCATCGCCTTCACGACCGTCACCGGTTCGGCCGATGCCGACAGCGCGGCCGTCGCTGCTGGCGATCTGATTATCGATTTGTTCTTCGCGTAACCCATGCTTCTTCTGCTGCTGAATCAGCCGGCGGCTGGCGGCAGCACGGCAAACGGCGTCACCATCACCGCCACTGCCAGCCTGACCGCTGGCACGGCGAACGGGCAGGCTTTAGCTACCGGCGTCACGCTATCGACGACTGCCAGCCTGATTCCTGGCTCGGCTACAGGCGGCGGCGGCGGTTCGCCTGGCAACGCTTCCGGCGTCACTGTCACCGCGACGGCTTCGCTGATTGCCGGAACCGCTACCGGCGGCGGCGGGATTGCTGGGGACGCGGCAGGCGCAACCATCACTGCCGCGGCATCCCTTATTGCCGGGCAGGCTACCGGCGCGGCATCTACGCCAGCCGCTCTAGTCTCGGCGTCGTCCCTGCTGGTGGCCGGCGGGGCTTACGGCGCAACGGCAGTAGCGCAGGGGCGCACCTACTTTGCGACGCTGTCATTCATTGCCGGCACCGCGGGACCGGGTTCGTTCAGTGCCAGCGAGTACACGCAGCAAGTGCTGTCGCAGGTTAGCCGCATCGGACCTAGCTTCGTTTACGGGGTTGACGAGCGAGTGGGTGCTACTATCAAGGTATCATCGCGTCGCATCGGAAAGGCGACTACATGAGCATGGTTGGCGAGCTGATCGCTGGCGACACGCTGGACTTTACGGATTCCGTGTCTGGCTATCCCGCGACGGACGGCTGGACGCTCAAGTATCGCCTCGTCCCGCGGTTCACCACGCCGACCCAAGTACCCATCACGCTGACGGCAACCACGGTCAACGTGACTGACTACAGGGTCCAAGCTACCAGCGTTGCGACTTCCGCGTGGGCACCTGGTGCCTACGCTTGGGCGCGCTGGGTCGAAAAGGTGGGCGAGCGGCAGAGCCTAGGCGACGGCCAGCTATCGGTAAAGATCGACATTGCCACCGCGCCGCAGGGCACGGACACCCGCACGCAAGCGGAGCGCGCCCTTGAAGACCTGCGCGCCGCCTATGCGACGTTCGACGGGACGCGCAGCGAGTAC